GAATATGATGGTGCTAGTAATGTAAGTGGAAGATTAGCTTTTCTTACTGTAAATAGTTCTGGTTCTTTTCAAGAGGTAATGCGTCTTGATGATTCTGGCCTCGTAGGTATCGGGACAACAAGTCCAACTGCTGCCTCAAGTGAAACTACTTTACATATAAATGCTAATGAATATCCAGAACTACATTTAACTAGCAGCGTTACAGGTACAGCAGCAGGTGATGGATCAATTTTTACATTAAATAATGATAGTTCTACAATAATTAGAAACCAAGAAAATAGTTACATCAGATTTGATACTAACGGTTCAAATGAACGCATGCGTATAAATTCTGGAGGAGAGGTTGGCATTGGTAAAACTGCAACAGTAGGTGTGAAATTAGATGTTACAACTACTGGAAATGCTCATGCTGCACGAGTTCATAATAGTAATGCAGGCTTTGCAAATCTAATTTGTGATAATGATGCAGGTTCAGGAACAAGATTTTTTATTGACTTCAGAATTAACAACTCTATTAAAGGTAGTATTACAAGCGATGGTTCAACCACTTCTTTCAATACATCTTCTGATTACAGATTAAAAGAAAACGTAACTGCTATATCAGATGGCATAACAAGATTGAAAACTCTTAAACCATCAAGATTTAATTTTATTGCTGATGCAGAAAAAACCGTTGATGGATTTTTAGCACATGAGGTAACAGCAGTACCAGAAGCAATAACAGGAACAAAAGATGAAATTGCAACAGAAGATAATGATGGACTTGGTATTAAAAAAGGTGATCCAATTTATCAATCAATAGATCAAAGTAAACTTGTGCCTTTACTTGTAGCTGCTGTACAGGAACTTATAAGCAAGGTTGAAGCTCTTGAAGCTGCTTAGTATAATACGTTTACATATTAAATTTTTATGACCCCACAGGAACTTTACGAAGAAACAAAATCTATTCTTGATTCTGATATTCAACAAGCACAACAAATTCAAAATGACATTCAAGCAAAACAACAACAGTTGAATCAACTGACAACTAAAATTATTGGTAATCAAAAACTGGTTGAAGGTTTAAAAAAAGTTGATGGTGTTTCTGAGGAAGAAAACTCTTAATATATAATTAAAATACTTAAAATTATTATGGCTGTTACTTGGGACGTGGTTGCCTTAAAAGCAACAACAACTGTAGGAACTTTATCTGATGTCGTAAATACTGTTCACTGGACTGCTAATGACTCTGAAACTGTAGGAAATGGTGATTCTGCTGTAGAACATACTGGTTCTTCTTATGGATCTGTAGGACTTGCTGAAGCCGACAGTGGATCATTTATTGCTTATGCAGATATAACAAAAGATAATGCTATAGCTTGGGTTAAAGCTGCTCTAGGGGCTGATGAAGTTACAAGAATAGAAACATCTATTGCTGCACAGATAACAGAATCTAAAACACCTACAACAACTACTGGTGTTCCTTGGTCATAGTAATAACTGACCAATAAATATTGAAATTAATATAAAAACGATTATTATTGAGCTTTATTCTTTTTAATAATGCTTAAAAAAGTATTAACAATAGCTGCTGCTTCAGCACTATCAACACCTGCGTTTGCTGGTTTCTATGTAAATGTAGAGAACAATGGTTCTTATACAGGCAAAGACTATACTGGTTCTGGTACTGACTTACATCTTGGTTATGAGAATGGCAATGCCTTTGGTAGCTACTACATACAAGGTGGTGCGTATTTTAACAACCCAGATGGTGCAGATTCAGAAACAAACTTCTCTGGTAAAGTTGGTGGTTCTGTAATTGCATCAAAAAATA